AGTTTACTCAAGAACCCGAATATACTTACATATACCAACAAGAAAATGGTGAGGTACTTAGAGTATCTTTCACTATGCAAAAGATAACTAAAAGGGTAAAAGCTCAATTAACTCAAACAATAGACCCAGAAGATAAGGGTTTAGTTGTAGGTTCTACGGATACTACAGAACCTGAAAGAGAGAAAGAAGAGATATCTTTATTCAAACCCCTTAAATCTCCCCAAGATAATACCGAAGTAGTACCTTCATGGGATTATAGAACTGGACAGAATTTTGGGTTGGGACATCCCCATCCCATTACTGTATCTCCAGAAATAATAGCTAGTCATAAACAGTATGAAGCTAAAGTAAAAAAATTTAGTTCTGCAATAAAAGAATACGGTTCTCAAAAGCCTTATGTTGCTTATAATGCAGGTAAACAAGAAGCATTGGATAATTTAAGTACTGAGCAATATCGTGAGGCAATTAATACTGCTGTAAATAATCTACCGAACGATAAGAAAAGGGTTATTCAAGAAATCTTAAAGAACTCAAAGAACGGTAAAGAGTTAGAAAGTAATCTTAGGCAATTACTAGAAAACGAAAGATACTTATTTACTGGAGAATACAAAATGGAATACCTTGCAGAAGAATGGGTAGACCCAAGAGAATATGACCCGGAAGGTATGACACCTCTCCATATGATTGACCTTAGAGATACTCAGGGCAATAAATATAAGATTGCTTCAGCTAATGAGCAATCTCAAAGAGGTATATCTGCAATGGAAAAAGACCCATGTATTATGGTGTACCCTGATACATATGAGTTAAAGTACTCTGGTGATGGAGTTACTACTCCTACAATGACTCGAAAAGTTAAAGCTAGGGTTAAGATACGAAGAATGAAGAAGGTACCATACTTAGTACCTATTTATAAATTGTATCATAATCTTTTTGGTAGATATGGTGGAGCAGATAAAGTTACTTGGGCAATGAATGCTAATGCTAACGGTGGTCTTAAGATATCCGAAAGAAAACTAGTATGCCAAATGACTGTAGTAGGTAGACCCTCATTACAATCTTCTCAGGTAATTTACCTGGATAACGTTGGAAAAAGGTGGTCAGGTTTTTGGTATATTAAATCTGTACAACATTCAATGGATGCTGGTCAAGGTTATCTTTGTACTCTTGATTTGATTAAGAACAATGCAAGAGATGGACAAACTACATCTATGACTCAACTTAGTACTCAGGATATTGTAAGTAATGATGCTAAGGATTCTGCTAAAACTGATTTTGGTAAGAACAAAAAGAATACTGCTAATGCTTCTGATATTGTACATGATTTTACCTATAATGAAGTAGTATACTTTGTAGAAAGGTTTATGGATGATAAGGGTAGAATTATTGATAAGAAAGGTGCAGGAGAGTTCTTACAGAATAAGTTCTATTATGACGAGATAAATGCTAAAGACCCAAAAGCTCTTGCTGCAGGTACCGTTCGTACAGAAGGCACAGTAGTAACTTCCAACGGTACTGCACTCTATGGTAAAACTAATGTCATAAAGGCAGACCAATCAAAGGTTACTCCTTCTATGAAAGAAAGGTATAACTTCGATGAGTTTAATTGGGCAATGAAAGCTTATGAACGATATAAATCCAACAAGAAATAATGTACTCAACAGCTAGATTACTAACAGAAGAGGGTATCGAAGGTTTAGGTAGATACTACTCTATCTACCGTGGCATAGTGGTAGATAATAATGATACGGAGAAACATATGAACCGTATCAAGGTATGCTGTCCAGAAGTCATGGGTGGAATTATTACATGGGCCTATGCAAAAGGCCAACATGGTTCTATCAACAATGGGTTCAAGTACTTAGCTCCTAAGGTTGGAGATATAGTATTTGTTACTTTTGAATTTGGAGACCCAACTAAACCCCTATGGGAATATCATGGTTGGGGACTACAACAAATACCAGACCCTTTGGATGGTCCTAATAAAATGGGTATTATAACTCCAGAAGGAAATGTAATGGTACTTGATGATGATAATGGAAAGCTAACTGTTTATATAAATGGAGATGTAGGCATTGCTGCTAAGGGAAACATTTCTATTCAAGCACAAGGAGATGTAAGTGTAGGTTCTGGTGATACAGTAATCTTAAATAAGGGAGAGAATCAAGGAGTAGTTAATATCAAAGAACTAACCGAGAAACTCAATAATACCATTAAAGAACTGGAAACTCTAAGAACTTTATTCAATTCTCACGTACACTCGGGTGTAACTACTGGACCTGGTTCTTCAGGTCCTACTGTAACTCAAGCAAGTCAACCGTTCTCTACTTTCAAACAAGAAGATTATGAGGACACTAAATGTATACACTAATGGATAACTATCTTACTAACATTGTTGGAAAGGGTATGATATTCCCTATTCAACTTACGAGAAATGAAAAGGGTGAAACCGGTTGGTATCCCGTTAATGGTGATATGGCTTTGGTAAGAAATAATATAAGCTCTATAATGTATTATTTAATAGGACAACGATTTCGACAGGAAAACTTTGGGAATCGCCTATGGGAATGTATAGAGGAGCCAAATACACAAGCCCTAAGTTTTATTATTAAAGAGTTTATTAAAAGCTCAATTGGTGCATGGGAACAAAGGATTACCTTTAAAGGTATTACCGTTTCTAGACAAGGTGCTAAAATAAACATAGAAGTTCATTATGTAGTTAATGAAACTTCTACTAGTCAGTACCTGTACCTGACCTACGATAAAAATGAAAATTCATTAAACTCTTATTAATATGGGAATCACTAATAAATGGCTCAACCCTTATCAGAGGTCTTACCAACAGATTAAGGCCAAGCTGATAGAATCACTTACGAATATCAAAG